TCAATTCAAGGCCATCAAGGCAATTGCAAATGTTTGCAAGACGCAGTAATAATATCCTTTTTCGGGATAATCCTTATCATATTTATCCCAATCTTTCAACAAAATAAAAACGAATCCTATACACACATCTGTTAAATGGTGCATCAAAGTAATAGCGTTAAATATGCCACGCCAGTCACCATACTCCATTGCTCTCAATAGGTCTGTTCTTAATTTTCTTATGTCTTTTTTATTCCCCACCTCTTTTATTTTCTTTGCGGTGAGCTTTGCATCTTCAATATACCTGTCCCTAATGATGCTATTTAATTTTTCCGTTATCATTTCGACTGTATACTCAGCTGGCTTTCTCTGATTATATAACCAACTTTCAAGGGTTCTAAGCGGTACTCCCAAGGCTATGGACAGTTCAGGGACTGTGCTGAAGCCTAGTTCGTCAGAGTAATCTCTCCAATTTTCTAAAGTTATATTTAACATAATTTTTTCCTCCTTTATACCTGCCAAAAGTCAATTGTTGCGAAAGTTCCGTCTGTGAACTCTACAAGACCCTCGTTGACAGTACCACATTGTCTCGTCCATATTTCTTTAACCTTTTCATTATTATCAAAGAATTTGAAATATTTTCCTTCCAACCTACCCCAATAATCTTTTTCTCCCTCGAAGCCTATTTCTTGTAGTTTTTCATTCGAAATTGGGTAGACTCCGAATGACTGAGGGTTAAATCCAAAGTTTAAAAACGCACTCCAAACATCTGTAACTGCGTTAACCCTTGCAGTCAATTCTTCGCCATCTTTAAAACCAATAAACAAATCGTACATGCAATTTGTGCCAAAATCTGCGATAACCTTCACATATCCAACATTATCGCTTTTTTTGATTATTTCCACATCCTCTAAAGACAATGTATCTTTAGAGTAAACATTGTTTGCTAAAGTATACCCTTTGACAGGTATCCCTTTATTTCTTAAAATTTCTACAATAGCCATATTACTGTTTCCTTTTTTGTTGCTCATAATTGTTACCTCCAGTTTAAAATATTATTTTCTTTTTCTTTTTTTGTAGTTCATCTTTGAACTACACTTAGTGTACTACACATTGTGCAGTATGTCAAGTGCTTTTTTAAATTTATTGCACAAAAAAAGCGTGAGCTAAGCCCACGCAAAAAAAAGAAAATAATATCGTTGCTGGAAGCAACATTAATATTTTATCAACAACCAAAAGTTTTGTCAATACACATCACAATCCAACAAATAAAACTGTTCATCATTATTTTAATATCTCCCTTATAAATATAAATAATTTTTTGAGGTATATTTATAAGATTATTGATAAAAAAATGAATATATCTATTTTACACTTACACTAATTAACTTAGTTTCCTTGTCATAACCGATATTCAGAATATCAGACAAGCCTCTAATTTTAATGTAAGTATAGCCGTCTTTATTTATAGCATCTACAGTCTTGATTTTACCATTGATTTTAATATTCTGCTTCACAACTTTTTCCTCCAATCTACTCTTAAACTCTTGCCAAGCCTTATTATCTCTTACAAAAGGTGCCGGACAATTTTTGCCAGTAACGTCATAGTGCCTGATTACATTCGCAATAGGTACATTGTATTTAGTCATAAGCATTTTTACAAGCTCAACAGCATTATCAACAGTCTTATCTTTAAAGTAATATTTTCCTTTACTATCTTTTCTTGAGCAAAGTTCTACCCCCAGACTATTGCTATTTCGACAATAAGGGTGTTTATAGCTATTAGCTCCACAATGCCAAGCTACATTTTTATCTTCTACCGACTGATAAATACTATTTTCATCGACGAAGTAATGAGCTGATGCTCCTCTATACTCTTTAGAATATTTAGTATTACCATAAGCAGTATCGCCGTTGTTACCTGTATAATGCACAACTATATACTTAATTCTACTAACAGAGCCGTTATTAAAATTTTGTGTTGTAATATTTCTTTTAATCTCCATTCTTATCACCTCTTAACTGCAATAAAGCATCTTTAAGCTTGCTTGGTATTGGTAAATAGGGACTTACATTTTCTAAAAGACTTAATCCTTCGTTGGCCACAAAAAAAGTTATAACAACTTCTCGCAAAGGCAGTTGTTCTCCCATCATTTTTCCAAGCATTACAGAACAAACGACTACTGTATATATCATTACTTTTTTAATAATGCCTTTAAACCCTATAGCACTGCTTAGTGTTTTTGACATATACGCATTTAGCACCCCTGTTATGTAATCTAAAACCGTCATACAAATTAATGTAATGAATAATATGTCAAAGCCACCAAAACAGTAGCTTAAAATGCCACCTACAAAGCCAAAAATTAAACTAAACACATTAAAAATTTTTTCCATTTTACTCTACCTCCTTAGTTTGCTTTACTCCATCTATATACAGCTGAAAATCTAAATTTCCAAACTGCTCATAGATAGTATTCTCTTTACTTTTGATGTTAAATCTAAACCCGTCTGAACCTACTAATGTACTTCCAATTATCATACTGTTAGCTGTTTCAGATTGCACGTCAACAGCATAATAGCTATTATAAAAATCACTATAATTTGTTTTTATTCTACAACCAGTCATAATCATATTTTTCGCAGAATTCTTTATTATTATTGTGGCCGGGGCAGTAACATTAGCAGTCTTCGAAGGAATCGTTTCTTCTAGCGTTACATTTTCTATCCTAAGTTTATTAACATCGTCAATACGTATTAAACTCGCTCCAACATACGCTTCGCTTCTCTTGCTTTTTAATGTAATATTTTTAATACACACGTTATTAATCTCTTTTTCGGTACCGATTCTAACGCAAGTCCCACCCAAAAGGACAAATTCTGTGCTACCATTTCCTGCTCCAGTTAGTGTTATAGGTTTATTTACTGTCAAAAATATGTGATTTATGTTATAAGTTCCGGGGAGAAAATATAAAGTTGAATTGTCAGGCACTTCGTTAATAACTTTTAATATATAATTTCCACTGTTATTTTCGCCAGTACATAAAAAATCAGCATATCTTTTTAAATTCTCGTCGCTGTTACTTGCCGCTACGACATAGCATGTTTTAGCCAACCCTTCTAGCCCAAGATTTTTAGCAGCAACAGAGGCTGTTGCAGCCCCCGTACCACCTTTGGAGATAGGCAAAACACCTTTTATCCCCGTTCCATTTAAAGCGTGCGAGTGATTATCTATGCTCGATTCTAAATTTGTAATATTCTTGCTTGTTGATTTTGCGTAATCATCAATTTTATCGGCATTACTGTTAAAATCATCTACATTGTAATCTTCCGTCCTCAGCGGTTTTGTAAGTCCAAGAGTTGTCGTTTTATTTGCCATACCCTATTCCTCCTGTTCTTTGTCTTCAATTTCTTCCCATTTGTTAATATTTTCGATAAAAACATCAACACAATGAGCTGTTACGCCCGTTTCTGTATTTCTTAAAATTTTACCGTCATCTGCAATTAATCTTTTTAACTCTTTTGTCTTCATTTTTTATTCCTCCCATATAATTTCTGCACCTGTAGCTCCCCACGGAGAACCCTCAATGCTATTTGCCTCTTTATTAATTGTTATTGTTTTTAAATTGTTACAGTTATAAAATGTATTTGCACCAATGCCTGTTACATTGCTTGGAATTGTTATACTTTTTAAGTTTGTATTACTAAATACGCTTTTTCCTATAGCTGTTACACTATTAGAAATTTTTACATTTTCCAAATTTGTGCAACCGGCAAAAGCATAATCGTTTATAGTTATTACTTTATCTGGAATTACAATATTTTTTAAACTGCTACAATTATAGAAAGTATATCCCCCTATTAATGTTATTTCTTTTGAAAGCTTTACACTTTCTAAACTAGTACAATTATAGAAGGCTTTAGCTCCAAGACTTGTTACACTGTCCGGAATTTCTATATTTTCTAAATTAGTACAGTACCCGAAGATTTGTACTCCAAGATTTGTTACGCTGTCGGGAATTTCTATTTCTTTAATTTGCGTATAAACAAAAACTTCATTAACAAGTTGTTGTACTATGTGTGGAATAAACACTTCAGTTATTTTATTTCTTGAAGCTTTGATTTCGTTTGATAATTTAGTTAAATCGTGACTTGTAACATCTATTGGATAATATGCTTTACATCTTCTTATTTTATCATCACTACATAGCTTATACGCTTGTAAAATTGCTTTATTGTTTTTTATTTGTGCATAGTCTATTTTTGTCACCCCGTCACTGTTGGGGTCTACCACTCCTTCGGAATCGCTTATAGTATACTTTTGCTCTCTAAACTCCAGGTCGTTTACAATAGGGTTGTTGTGATTAACACCCCATAGAATGTTGCTGTTGTAATTACTACTATCTACAGCAGTAACATTACTCCCCAAATCAATCTGACAAGCAGTATCTAATGTCAGATTTGCTAACGCATTTTTACCTAATTTTTTCATTTACGCAACACCTCCTAAATTAATATAACTGACTGCACTCTCGCTTAATAACTGTGTTATTGTGTCTGCACCATCTGTGTATATGTCTACGCTATTGCTTGTACTATTGTAGATAACCCCATGTGCAAGGTCGATATAAGATAGCGTTTCCTCCGAAGATAATGCGATTATTACATTACACTTTTCTACAGCTCCTACCGTAAGTCCCTCGTTTGCAAGATATTTACTGTTAAGGGCTATACTATTAAGCAACTCTACAGACTTGTCGTATACTTCTTTAGCATTTGACAGATTGTTTTTACACTCTGTCAGTAAGCTATTTACATTGTTTTGTATCTGTGTAAGTTCACTGACTGCATTCTCTCTTGTAGCATCTATGGCACTTGTACTGGCAGATACTTCGCTTTTGTATGTATCTAATAAGTTTTTGCAGCTCTCCCAGTCTGCCTCGACTTCGTTATACTTTTCCAACAACTGCTGATATAATGTATCACTCGGCTGAGAAACAAGCCCACCAAGCTGACCAGTTGCTAATACATTTATCTCTACTTCTGTGCTTGTAAGAGTGTTCCCACCTACCAAAGATACATTAAGTACACCTTTGCCACCAAGAACCTCCCAAGGCACAGTACATTCCCTATTATCGTCTAAGACCATATCATAACAAGTTCCTCCGTCTTTGCTAAAAACGGCCACAATAGGGTTAAGGTCGTCCCAATCCGAATTAAGACTAAATCTAGCACTTAATTCATTCTGTGTGTACGCTACAACTTTGTTTAAATCCGTCCTTCTCAGATTTGACCCAGTTGCTTTAAATTCAATATATATCATTTTTATACACCTCCTACTTGTTTAACCTAGCATCTTCCCTAAGTTTTTGATGCGTATATTTACTTAATTGTTCGTGTGTGAATCTTCCTAATATTTCGTGTGTATTGTACAGAAGCCCGAAATCAATCAACAGATTAGCCGGAGCAACTTCATCTAGCATTCGCCTTACTTCTTTTTCGTACTCTTTTGTATCTAGTGTTAAAGAAACTTTTAGCCTGTACTCTTTAAAGTAATAATCAATCTTGTAATTGCCTGCCCCTACAATAGATGTAAGCCTTTGGTTTAATGTAAGACCAAAGGAATTTAAACGACTTAATATCCTAAATCTTCTAAACTCTACATCTGTGCTAGAGTTAGTAATATTTAAAATCTTTTCCCACCTATCTAAGCCAACCCCTTCGGCAGTAGTTACAAAAAGCTCGTCTGTAAGGCTGTTAATCTCGGACTTTAAGTTGTCTAACTGTAAATCTTCAGATTCACCTAAAACTTTAAACTCTCTAATTTCGGCTAAAACGGGAGGTAAATATTCTATTATTTTCATACTTACGCCCCCTTTACAACCAATGTTTCAAAATTGAAAATTTCATTCTCTTTGGCTTCTAATGTTCTAGTTGTATCGTCGCCAAATGTAAGGCTTGCAATATCTTGTATTTCTGTGATTTCTGCAAGTCTAGCAATAAGCTGATAACTACTTACAGTGAGCTTTGTGTTGTCTTCCCACTTGGCATTAACTTCCCTAATGTAATCCTTAATAATTTCGTTGGCTTGTACTGTCACTGTTGCTTCATCAGCACCGTTAGCAAGTAACCAATCTATATTAATCGTCACGCCTTTTAAATCAACACCAGCGACATAAACAACGTGGCCAATAGGAGCTAATCCATCACCTTGTCCTTCCGTTTCTGTCGGGTCTAGTGTCTTTTTTACGTTCTTTACAAGCTCTACACTAGGCTCGCCGTCTTCCGAAGAAGTAAATATAATTCCTACGGTTCCACCACCGTCAGGAGTTCGGACAACTTTGCATTGTCCAACACCGTCTATATCTTTTACCCATTGTTTGTATTGGGCTTTGTTTCCCTGATAAGCAGGATTATTTATCAGCTCAAAAAACCTATCCCTAAAACTTTCTGTGTCCTCGGCATCTTCTCCATAAACGAGAATTTCCGTTAATTCTGCTGTTGTGAGGTTTAAAATGTCGTCATAAGGCAATAATGTTCCCAACTGGCTATTGCCTATAGTTCCGGCAGTGTTGCACTGCATTTTGTACACATAAGTATCATCTATTTGCTCTATCGCTGTATAAGTTAAGTCCCCTAAGCTAAATTTAGAGCCTATTTGGACTTCTGCATCAAACACACCTTTTAGGATAGCATTTGTAGCACTTTTTGGACTAATACCTCTTTCGCTTGCCAGTCTAACAAGGTAATCTCTCTCTGCCGTATCTGCATAAGCATTGTTTAGCACAATGTCTAAGCACACAAATACATTTGCCAATTCTAGGGCAATAGGTGAAAGGGCGTCAAATATTATGCTTCCTTCTCGTTTGTCTATATCGTTAGGCACATTTCTAAACATATCCGACAGTATCTTTTCGTATGAATAGCTTTCAAACATTTATTTCCACCCCCTCCATTTTTAAATCTCCGTATTCGGTTTTTACAGTGAAGCTTATTAAAAATTTTCCACCATTTACGGTATATGAAAAATCCTCAATACTTTCTATTCTTTCGTCTTGTAACAAGGCCTCAGGAACCCTTAGCATAAGCATAGGAATAACATAGTTTTCCTCTCGACCATAAAGGTCCTTTAATTCTATACCATATTTATGACTATACATAATATAGTCGTATCTTTCAGTTTGCAATATTAAGTATACAGACTGCTCAACGGCTTTTAGATAATCTTCAACCGTTCCTTGTATAATTTTCTTTTCTTTGTCTATATAATAGGTTTTGTCAGGTTGGCTTATTATATCTAGGTCTGTCATAACTTGCACATTGCTCGACTGTGGTAACATTTAATCACCATCCTTTTTAATTACATCTAGGCACAAAAAACGCTGACCCCCTTGCTGTCGCAAAAGTATCAGCTTGTCCCCATTTTCTATATTTGACGTTTTAAAGCTACCAAATTCAATAAAATCAGAATCTAGCTGTAATTTTGTTTCTAAACTTACTTTTAAAGGGGATGTTTCTACCACATTTCCATAAACCCATGTAACAGGCTTTGTTGTCTGAATTGTTTCTAATGCAATGGTTTTTATAACCTTAAGTAAATCATCCATTACTTCCCATCTCCCCTACAAAATTCTTTTGGCCAGCCAATTCTAAATCACAAGTATATGTAGAATTAAAATTGTGTGTAGCCTTGGTAATAAAAAAGCAAGCCCTATCGTAATTTACATCCCCAACATTAAGGGAGAGGTAAAGGCTTGCTCCTGCCCTTAGGTTAATATTTCCAAAGCACCCGGTAACCTTTAAAGTAGTTCTCTTGCTCTTGTATAGGTTTAGGTAAACCATACCAACTGTGGCTGGATTATCGTCTTCTTCTAATTTTACTGTCTTTTGTAGCACACCCCATTGATTTATAAGGTCGCCATCTTTATAGATATATTTATCTCGGTTACCTGTTGTGTCATCATCTTTATAGCACTGTATTGTGTTGTAAACATTATCATCAATACTTGTCTTATAGCTAAAATCTTCGGCTGTTTGAGGAGTAATCCAATAATTTGTTTGTAACTCTTTTATGTTCTTTAAACACAAAGTGCCAAAATCATCATACAGGATATACAATTTTCCGGTGTTATAAAGAGTAGATAACCTTGCATTTTTGCACATGTCAAAAATGCTTATATCGTCTTCTATCCTTGTGTCTAAGTATTCTGTATCGTCTATATCTCCAACCGTTAGCTCAAAATCATTAGCAAACTGCTTAATCATATCAGAGTATTTTCTGTTCTTGTAACAGTAAGTATCCTTGTTTTTAAAGTACCTTAACTGGTCATAGGCTGTAACCTCTATGTTTCCATCTTTAGTTTTTGTCTTTTCAAAAACGTATCCATAAAATACGCCCTTCCCATGCACTCTAAAAGAAACTGCATCCCCTTCGGTAAAGTTTACTTGTCCATCGTTTAAGACAGTAAATTTTAGCTGACCACAAGTATCGGCATATTCGGTTGTCCACGTTACTGTATCAAGAACGATTGGAATATAGTCTGTCAAGTTATGTATTATATGTAGCTCAAATTTAAGATTTTGGTTTACCCCCGGGCGTATAGCCTTAGCCCTTACATCAGACCCTACATTAACAACACTAACAATAGAAGTAGAACATAGTGGTACCTTTTCGGAAGAACTATCTTCCATTTCAACACCGTCAAAATAATTACCAAAGTTTTCTATCTTTGTAATGGTTTTTCCACCCCAAGAAGGGTGACAAGAAGGAGTACCTGGGTTTGCGTGCATAGGCTCTGTGTACCATGTTGTTTTATCTACAACAAACTCTATTACACAGCTACCGTTTAGGTGTCCCCACTTATTACATCCGGCATCGCTTTGGTTCTTTATATCTCCAATAATACATTTAAGAACATTTCCATTACTCTGGTATACGTTAATGTAGTCGCCTACTTTTCCATAGGTTGTAGTACAGGCTACTACATACCTGTTATTAATAATGCCAAAGCCCTCCGAATCGAAGTTTTGCCCAGCCTTATCTCTTAACTTGTACTGTTGTGAACTCTTAGATGTTATACATTGCCAACCCATGTAGGTAAATACGCTACCTAACCCACTAGGTAGCGTTATTGTCTTTTGGGGTGAGGTTGCATTAGTAGATGCACTATCTTGCGTAGTCTGCCCTGCGCCTTTCGGCTTAGTGCCACCTTGCCAACCCCAACCTAAGTACCCTTTCGGCTTGTCCATAGAAGTAATCTGAACCCCGCCCCAGGCGTGAATGATTTGTCCACCACCAAGGTAGATGGCAGCGTGGCCATCACTGTTACCATTAGAATAATAGGCTACAGCACCAATGGGAATATTTTTGTCTTTTGATATGCAATATTTCTTATACGCCGCTGTTGCACTTCCGGGACTGTCTGAAACGTAAATTCCTGCCGCCTCATAACAAACACGAACAAATTTTTGACATTTTTGGTCGTAGGCATGTGACCCTAAAAGAGCCTTTGCGTGAGCAATAATTAAATCAATTTGGGAAGACATTCTACCACCTCCTATTTTAACTTAAGCACCTGTCCTACATAGATTTTATTTGCGTTAGGTAAGTTATTTAACTCTACAATATCCTTGTATTTGCTAGCATCATCATAATACTTCTTTGCTATGTTTATTAAACAGTCGCCTTTTTGTACTGTATATGTCGCCGGGACTTCTTTGTCGTCCTGCCTTTCTGTTTCTGTAGTTGCTGTAGCAGTTCCTTTCTTGTCAGAATCTGAGCTGTCTGTGGTCGTATCTGTAAGGGTTATAGTCCTTGTGTAGTAAGGAATGTACTCCTTTAACTTTAAAGAAACAACCATATCCATACCGTTACTGTCAGCATCTTCTTCTACTTCATATTCTTCTATAGTAACAGGCTTAGAGGTTACTATGCCATTACCCCTTACATCTAAAGTAGATGCCATACCTTTATCATAGCCGTTACCTAGTTTGGTACGGTAAATCATAAATGGGACCTGCTTATTATTTGCGTAAATATCGTGCAAATATTTAAGGTAGTAGTCTTGTGGGTAAGTTATAATTTTCCCCGTCAATCTGTCAATTTGTTTGTTTGCATAAGGGACTTCTGGGTCCTTTGGGAGGACTGCATCAAACTTGTACTCAACTAAACCTGGAGGATTTAGTTTGTTGATTATTGTCCCGTCAACAAGCGTGACCTCCTTATTGTTGCCATTATAAGATGCTGTTATTTTGCTGGGAGTAATTGGCAACAACACATACCCCAGTATAAATGTATAAGCCTCTGTAATAATTATCACCCCTTTCAGACAATAAAAAAGCAACCTCTTTCGAGATTGCTTTTAATTTAAGTTTAATTGTATAATTTTGGGGCAAATAAGGGCAAATTTAAGGGCAAAATACATAAACTCTAAAACACCAGTAATTACTGACATTACAAGGCTATTTTTCATTATTAAGGGCAAAAGGGGTATATTTTCTATTTATATATATTTTATTATTTTAATATATTTATATTTAAAATATATTGCCCTTTTTGCCCTTACCCTAGTAATTACTGGATTTTTTACGCCCTTTTTATGCCCTTAACATTCCCTTAGCAGGGCTATTTTTGCCCTTATGAATTTTCTGTAAACTCAATAGGAAGCTGTTCGTCTTTAGCTTCACTTTCAGGCATTTCAAAAAATTCAATTTCTTTTTCCTTTTCCTTTAAGCCTGTATAACAATATATTCCATAGTATTTCACACAGCCTATACCGTTCTTCTCTGCACGCTCTTTAATATTTCTTTTATTTAAAGCCTTAAAATCATTAACAACGCACCATTTCTGATACTGTGCTTCAAAGTCGGTTTTCTTTATTCTGTCTGCTTTTTCATCAGTAATTTCAAAACATTCGTCTAAAAATCTATAAACGGTGTCAAGGTTTGCACGATATTCATTCAATATCGCCTTGCTTGCCTGACAATCTGTGAATTTATATCTATTTTTATTAAGTCTAATTAAGCCATCTAAAGCCCAGAGGAAAACACCGTCAACTTCTTTCGTTATCTTGTCAATAAGTCCACCGTCTCGTTCTTCAATAGCAACTGGACTATCACATGGGAGTATTGTCATTCTTTCGAAAATATGGCCACCTTTGTCATCAGCGAAGTATGGTAGGTCATTGCAGGAAACAAGTATACCTCCTCGGAAAACCCAATCAAAGGATTGTTTTCCTTTAAATTCTACTTTTACTCTATCGCCACCTGTAAGCTGTTTAAAACCACTGCTGTTCTCTATTGCATCAGCCTGTTGGTCGCCTACCACGTCAAGCCTTTTACCATACAAGTCCGACAGTGCAAACCTATCAGACATATTTTGAATTGGTATGTTTATAGTGTGTTCTCCACCTAATATCCTACAAATAAGGTTCAGAAAAACACTTTTACCTGTATTGCCTAATGCCGAATACAACACAAGGCACTTTTTAACCCTATTTATTGTTATATTTGAAAGCAACAAGCCTGTCCATTCTTGCAACAACATAAGTTTTTCATTATCTACAACTCCACTTTTATCAGAGCATAGCTTCTTAACAAACTTCATAAAAACAGGTGCTTGTGCGTTTTTGTCATATTTACAGTTAAGCTGTATTGTACTTATACAATCAGCACTATGTTGTACAAGCTCGCCTTTCTTTAGGTCTAAAAGACCATTTTGTAAATTTATAACACTTTCATTACTGTCAGCATAATCAAACTCATAAACATTTTCTCCACTACAACCTACAAGATTATAAATATTATTAAGAATAGTGTCACTTGCTAAGCCTATAGGAATATAACTTTTTATGTAGCTCTTAAATTCCTGCTTACTACACTTCTTATAAACGCCATTATCATATACATAGAAATCAGCAATATCATAACCTTGTCTTTTAAGCATTACATAACTTAAATTTTCTGTTATTGCCCTTGCCAATTTGTCAGCATTTACTTTTACCGGAACTTCTTTGTTTACTATAAGCCAGTCTGCCCATTCATAGGGTAGTGATTTTAATAATCCTTTAAAATCATCTACTGAATTACCTTCATTAAAGTAGTCTGTCACATCGCCTTTTGGCTCATTTGAAGTTGTCACTACCTTAATAGCATAAGCAACATTTCTTAAATCTTTTTTTATTATTTTACACAGGTTTCGCCCTGCATCATCATTATCTGGAAGTATAACAACCCTTGCACCTCTAAAGTAACTTGCGTATTCTTTTCGCCAGTCGCTTGCACCACCGGCTGTTGTTGCTGTATACCCAAAGTTTTTGAGAGTATCAACATCTTTTTCGCCCTCTACAATGTAGATAGGATAGCCATTCTTTATAGCCTTTTTAACTGCATCTAGGTTGTAAAGGGTACGAGGTATACCATCAATACCCTTAACAAATTCACCATTTTGAAGTGTCCCGAAAAGCATTTTTTTACCTTCGAAACGCAACTTTAAGTAGTCTCCATAATTATAAACAGCTTCTAGCTTGCCTAAATGCTTTTCCAGTTTTGACTTCCAGTTGCTAGTTTCTACTTGTACACCGTTATTTAAGTCTGCCATTGTTAAACCAACGGCAGAAACAATATCTCTTGTGTCACAGCCTGCGTGGCAGTGCATAAGTATCTTGTCGCCCTTTTCACTTATTGTAAGTGAGTTTTCTTTATCATTGTGACAAGGGCAAGATACCTGATACGAGCTTGAACTTAGCCTTTTGGGGTTGCTAAAATAATTAACTACGCTATGTAAATTCACTTAATCACAACCTTAAAATGGCAAGTCATCATCGTCTACATCAGTAGCCGGGAAGAATCCGTTAGTATCATTCGTAGGCTGTGGTTGTAAACATTTCTTTTCCGGTACAGTAAAGTTATTGTTTTTAATATCTTCTGTAGGTAAGAAAAATCTTACTTTCACAGCAGTAGCAACCCCATTATTGCCCTGAAATTCTTCTTCACCAAACACAGCACCTACTGTCTTACCTTTAAACTGAGCTCCAAAATTATCGCCCCAGTTTATTCCTACGCCATTGCTTGCTTCAACGCTCTTACAAAAGCCTAAAAATGTGTTTATGTATTCGCCTTCTGTAAGGGCATAAACTATACAGCCCCACTTTTTGTTTGTATTGGTGTTGTTCTTATATTTTTCTGTATAAAGACCTTTGTATTCACCCTCTGCAATATCTAAAGAAATTGTTACCATTTCTTTACCGGCTTTGGATTTTGCTTCTTCTACCTGCATAATCTTGCAAATATATCCTCCAGCAGGAAGTCTTTTACCTCCACCTAACTGGTATTCATCATAATTGTTTGGTTTCTTCATTTTAAAATTCCTCCTAATTCATAATATTCTCTTATAGCTGTGTCAACAGCTTTCAAATCATTGTCAATAAGTTCACTGCTAAACATATCCGGTGGGCTTTTTGACACATCTGTTCCGTCTGTTTTGGTTTTAAAGTAATGTTTCCCGTCTTGAGTTATACATCTCAACACGATTGTAAACATACCCTCAAGACACACCTTTTCATCAAGTATCTTCCCTATTGTCTTTGGTTTATACTCTCCCATATCGTTGCATTCTTCGTGCATAAGGATATACACAATAACGTCTTGTGGAAGTGTATAAATGTAATCAATCATTCGCCAAAACCTGTCGGCGATGTCGTTATAAAACCCAAATATGGCATTTCCCACACCCTTTGCAGAATGTCCACGCATAAACATATTTGTTATTAAATATCCTGCGTCATCTATTACAACCGTTTTGACCTTAGGATTTTCACAATTTAATTTTGTCATTGCTCTGGCAATTTCGCTATATTTGTCCGTGTTTATAGCTGTATTAAATCTTTTTCTAAAGGGTAACGGCTTTCGACTTACATTAATTAAGAGTATTTCATTTTCGCCAAAATTTCTAAGGCTTGTACTCTTTCCGGAGCCACTTTTACCCATTATCAATACAGGTGTTCCCACATCAAAAAACTCCTTTCTGAAATATAGTAGCATAGGCTACATGACATATCGTGACATAAATTACCTTATTGTTACAGATGCCGAATATCTAGCAAACCCTAAAACTTCTCCGTTGTCTAAGGCCTGTCTGATTTTATCCTTGTCAGCAACTAAAGAAACGCTTTCTTTTTTATATTCATCAGGAATTTGGTCACTAGTCCCTACTACTAATTTGTCAACTTTTAAACCATAGAGAGAAAATAATTCTGTTTTCATCTTTTCTCTGCCTGTGGCCAACATAGCTCCGGCTACAACCTCTTTTAAGTTATCTAACTTATTTTCAAGTGACTTTTTCTTTTTTGCCAATCTCCTTTGCTCGTTAGCAATAGCATCTATACAAGCCTTTGTGTTCTTGGCAAGCTTTCCGTACCCGTTAATTTTTTCCTTAAATTCCAAATCTAAACTTTCAAAAGTGTCTTTCAAGCATTCTGTAGATACAGGGCAGTCTGGATCATCTATCATATCCTGCAACTGGTCTAGCTCCTCTGTTAATTCGTATAATGTAGACATTATTCCTCGTCCTCCTTAACCTCAACAACAATCTTCTTTACCTGTTTAGGCAGTGCCGTCTTTCTTATGTATAGTGTTCTGATTGCATCAGTTCCACCTGTTTCTGTATATACATAAGTGCCTTTTGTAGTTCTCTGTAAGTCGAATTTTGCTTTAATCATTAAAACCCCTCCAGTTTAGCTTTCTTCTTGTCTATAAGTCCTGCCGATTTTAACCTATTGTAAAGTGTTATCTTTGCAATGCCTGTAATTTCAGAAACAGATTTAATACTTAGACCTTGTCCCACATATAAATCCTCAAGCTCTGTATTACTGTAAGAATCTCCTAAATTCTTGCCTTTACCATAACTGTATGTACGAGCCTTTTCTCTTGCATCTGACAATATGTCATTTGCTGTTTTATGCTCAACCTGTTTCTGCTTTAAATCAGCAAGAACTTTTTCTTTGTTGTCAGCCTCTTTTTGAAGTTCTTCATTTCGTGCTTGCAACTTTGTTGTTTCTTCATTTACCTTATTAACAATGCAATTACAGTAATAATCTTTTAGCCTGTTTTTCTCTGTTTCTGTAATGACAATACTGTTGCCACAACAAGCTTCATTGTTTAAATTTACACAATCTTTAATACAATTTTCTTCTGCATTAAAAATACATAATACATTTTCACAATTAATAACCAT